CAACTACGTTCAACCCACCACCGAAGTCACGGATGGTAGTGTTGTTGAGCTTCGGTGTAGGCCGCGGCTGCTTTGGTCTGCCTAATGGCTTGAGCCGCGTAAGCATCTGTACCATAGTCAGGTCCACCTGTTGACTGTGCTACGCGACGACATGATAGTGTCGAGGGGAATGTTGAAAGTCTGCCGATTGAACTGACTGAGTGCATCCTGAAACAAGATGCGAAACTTGTCGCTAGCGCCGGGATTTGTGCCATCATCTTCAAGTACGTCCCAACACGTGCCTAACATCAACAACTGCGTGTCCATGAATATCTCATCGCTGTCTTCTTCAAAGTCGTTAGGCTTAGTGCGATATGTCACGTACACCTTGCCAATAGTGTTAACTGGCAGCACTCTAAACCACTTTGTCTTGTTATTGCCGAGTGGTCGTAAGCTAGGATAGTTAATGTCAATGTCTCGTACATTCATTGGTGCTATTGGCAGTGGTTTGTGTGATCCTTCCCAAAACACACTGTGCAGATCGCGCCAGTCTTTTAGCTTGTCATCTAGGGCATCTGTAATGGTGCCAGTGACGCCATCGAGTGTGTGTGGTTCTTGGTATGTGGTGTAGTCAGGTAGCCAGTACTCGCGGAAGATCATGTCGAACTTATGCTGTACTGCTAACTGTATGCGTGGCTCTGCATATATCTGCGCGTCAAGGCCCTCCACGAGCGCCAAGCGCTGCAACACCTTTGTAACAATGTCACCGAATGTAATCATTGCAAGCTCCCCGAAGTATACACGAGCGGCCTGTGTGGTGGACTAACCACACAGACCACTCATGCCCGCACCCTCAGAACTACGCAATAACGTGGGCCGAACCATGTAGATTGTTCCGGTCCACTGCACAGGAGAACCTGTAGGACCGCACACCATCGGGAGCTAAGTTAGGTGTGTAAGTACCACGAGGATCACCGCTAGTAAGTGTCTGAGTAGTTACACCAGCTACAAGGGCACCTGCAGTCGGTGTCACATCGCTTGTCAACTCGTTAGTGATTTGTGTGCCGAGCACTTTGTACGGTACTCCCAACACAGCACCATAACCGACATTGATAGTTGTACCAGCAGTCAAGCCATATGCCACATTCACAATGTCAGCAAACATCTTCTTGCCGACAACAGGTGTAGCACCTGTGAGTGTGAAGCTTTCTTTCATCGCTTGACCGAGATAGTCATAGCCGTAGACAGTGACGTTAGATGTAGCAGCACCGCTAGCTACAACTGTCACGTTACGACCATATCGGCCCATCACACTAGGACTGAAACCGACTACTGGCGATGAAGTGCCAGCAGCAGCGATTGACTGTGCATTCAAGATACCTGTAGCAAGCGCTGCAGGAGGTGCAGGAATGTCAACAGTAGTAAGCCCATCGACGCCTACATCAGCCGCGTAGCAACACGCCTCTACACGGTTGTTGATGCGACGCATACCGGGGATAGCAACTTGTACCGCCATGTGTCTATTCCTCTACTTGCTCTGGCTCTTTGCTCGCAAGCAGCTTTTCTACTAGCGACGGGTCGCTCTCGACTAGCCGCGTGAGAACATCGAGCGCTGTCTTCTGTTTGTCTGACAATGCAGCATTCATCTGCTGCATTCCTACTGGTGTATCGTCACCGCCTTCGATCAACATGGGAACAAGGTTACGGTCGAGCTTCAAACGCACAACATCTTCGTGCGACAGAAATACGCTATCACCACGCAAAGTGCGAACCATGTAGCCTTCAACCTCTACATCGGTAGGCACAATGCGGAAGCCTATCTCGTCTTTCACAGTGCGATTGACTACAGTCTTACGCTTCATAGGCTCTATAGTGTAAGCAGGAACGGGCTTCTTACGCTCGTCCATGCTATAAGCTGCGCGCTTCTCTTGGAAGCTGACTGGCGTTGTCGGCGTTTCAGCCATTGCTTGCTCCTATGCTATACAGTGTATAGCGTTGTGGTTAATCGTTGACGACTGCGTGTGTGCGGTATTGCTTCCACGTGCAGAATTGACATTGCGTGATGACACGCTGGCCGTAGCCGTCGATTGTCCACGGTGCTGTCAAGTCAACATTCTTCATGTTGTTGTCACCGAGGATGTGTAGACGGAGGTAGGTGTCATTCAGGAAGTATGCACGATCAACTGGACAGCTTTCATCGTAGATGATCGGCACACCATTGTGACTGACACCATCAAAGCCAAGGTCCATCATGCGCTTGCCGCTGCTGGTGTTGGTAAGTGGTATGGTAAGCTTGCTACGAACAGCAGCACGATACAGGCGGTAGTGATTACGACCAGCAATGATGACTTTGGGGCGCTCTGTCCCTTGTTTAAGGTCGAGCAATACATCGTCATATGCTTCTTCAATGTTGGTGCTGTTGAGAGTACCAGCAAAGTCATACGACGAAGGTCGCCACTGCACTTCCAACGCACGATCCACACCGGCAAGAGAGCCAGTAGTAGGATCGTCAGGTATAAGGAGTGCAAGACCATTAGGATCGTTGCCACCGCCCAAGCCGTAGAGGTAGCCTGAGAACTTCTCTTTGATGCTAAGCTCAAGAGCCTCAAGTTTGCCCTGAAGCAGCTTAACTGCAGCTTGCTCACCTTTGTTCTCGTCTTCCTCTTGGTTAGAGATGATGACTGTGCCAGCTATACGTGACCAGCGATACTCAAGTTTGATGAACTCTTGAGTTTGCTGCACTGGTAAGCTGTCATAGTACTGATAGCTGCCCACTGTCGGATTTCTGCCGGTCAACAGTGGATTAGTGATGTTGTAACCGCTGCTTTCATTCTCAATGCGGTCACGTGCGAAGCACCACGCCATGAGCGCGTTGCTCTGCATAGCTGCTACAATGAGCTTCTTACGCGAGCGCTCGATTGTAGTAGCAAGTACGTTTTGGAGTACAGGCATTGTGTCTGTGTCCTACTTGTTGTTGAGTTCTGTGAAGACCGCTGCAGCAATGTCACGCCACGGTGCATTGCTCCTGAAGTCTGCACGCGAATTAGTAGTGCTTTGAGTAGGAACGTCGCTTACTCCACGCATACTGCCGGGAGTTGACCTACTTCTACCATTGCCGCCACGTTGGCGCTTCATAGCAGCCTCGATCTGTGGTCGGAGTGGTGTTGTAAAGTCGAAGCCTCTGCGTTCTACCCAACTACGGAGTTCAAAGTAAGCACGTTCTGGCGTTAAGCCATGTTGTGCTACTAAGTTGCTGATTTCCACACCATGTGTCTCAGCATGGGGATGACTAGCAACAAATTCTTCCATCTGCACTTGTGCAGTTTCAGCAATTTGTGCTTGTCGCTGTTGCTGTTGCGTTTGCCGCTCTAGCGGGCCTAGTCTACGGTCAAGTTCATTAGTAATGACACGAGCATTGATGCTAGGAACAGCGTCATTACCAAACAACTGCTCCATTGTCACGCCTGTCGATAGCACACGCGCTACTATGTCGCGCACTGCCATGATAGGGTCTTTCTCAGCCATAGCACGTAGCTGTAGCGCTTCCTGTGCCATCTGTGGCGACAGGTTGTTCTGCTTCATTACATCGTCTAACGCTTTGTACTGCTGGAAGTGGGTTTGCATCTGCCTGAGTTGACGAGATGCTTGGTTAGCTGCGTACTGTGCTCTGTTGAGGTTGTATGCAAGCTGCTTCTCTCGCCTAGTCGCTGCAACCACTTGCCCATCTTTACCAAGAAGTTCTCCTTTAGGCCCTTTCTTGGGTTTTTCAGGGAATAGCTGTTCTCCATCACCTCTTGACTTGCCTCTATGTACGTCTGATCCTGTTTCTCCCTCTCCCTCAGACTGCGGAAGTCTATGCCCATCACTCTCTCCCTGTTGTTGCTCTAACGGCAACTCTTGCTGTTGTTGTCCTTCATCGCTGCCACTGCTGTCACCTTCAGGCACAGCGGGTTGTTGATCTTGAATGCCAAAGCTGTTGCCAACTGCATCCATCAGGTCTTCTTGTTCTTTGGGCATTGTAGCCTCCTATACTGCACACGCTGTGCACTAAGCCGCAGCACCTTGCTGCATTTGTTGTATCAACTGCGATGCTATGTCAGCAACACTACGGCCACGAGCGAGTTGTACGCCGAGATGTTGTTTCATTTCAGGCGGTAGACCGTCGATTAGACGAGCTACCTCCTGTACGATTGATGCAATGTCGTCAATCTGTGGTCCACCACTGCCTTGACCACCACCAGCAGCACCTTGTGGTGGCTGTTGTGCAGCCATAGCACGCTCATGCATCTGTGCACCGGCTTGTTTACTGGCTTCATCTGCGCTCTGTTGCGCTTGTTGCTGCTCTGGCGAAGGTCCACTTGTCTCTTTGATGATGCCTTTGTAGATTAGCTCCCAATCTGTCTGACTTATGACAGCATTATCGAATGCTGTTGCTAGAACCTTGAGAGCAACTACCGCTGCAATGGGTGTCGCACGAGTGAATTGACCGATGATCTGCGAAATTTGCAGTGCTTGCTCCTTTTTCGCCCTAGAAGTAGGTTTGAGAGTGCTACCACCCACAACACGAGGCGTGAATGTCGTCCGAATTGAATTTGCATCCATCTTCTCCCAAGTTGACGCCATTTCATCACCGAGTAGTGTAGCAACTTCCTCTTTTTCCATGAATTGCAAGCACATTTGTGCTACTAGCCACAGAACTGTGCCTACGCTGTCTTCAATAGCGTCCATCTTCTCATCAGCGCGTGTCTGTGTTTGGCTCTCGTAGCTCTCTATTGCTCTGTTGGTGGTGTTTGTCTTGTACTCGACACCACGTTGGACGCTGGTGACACCGGAGAGGCGGTCAATGGCCTCAAGAACAGGCTTCTTGTCAAAGAATTTGATGGCGTCGGCACTAGGTGGTAGTAATGGGCCGAGTACATCACCGAGCTTCTTGCCCTCTGGCAAATCCAAGCCGATTGTATTACTATCGAGTGTGCCAGAGATAAGACTTTCGAGTACGTCTGCGCTCTTGAGTGCGTTCTTGTCATATGCTACCTTACCTGCAGCGAAGCGGCGTACTTTAGACCACTCATTGTTGATGATGTTTATGTCATCCTGTTGATCTAGATAGTAGGTAACTTCGCCCTTCGCGTACATAGTGATTGGATCAGTGTGGAACTCCATTGGCACCACACTAAAGAACTGGTCAAGTGAATAAGGATCATCCCATACCCACAGAGGATAGCACCAGTCATTGCAGTTGTATAGTTCAACTCGTCTTGTGACCTTATCCCATACATAGCACACCTTTGTCATCTGTGCTGCGAGGAAGCTGCGTTGGTCGCTGTAGCCGTACTTGGCATACTCACTAGTGCTGTAGCTGAATAGCTGGAAGTTGTCTGTCTGACCACGTTCGCCTTGATCTGGACTTACTCCTGCCTTGATGACATTAGTAGGTGAGAACACGCTCTCCCACTCATCGCTGTTAGGCTTCTTGCGTCCGTACTTGGCGCGCAGTAGTGATGTGTACATCAAGTCTTCAATCATGACCCAATTACATGTGCCACTAAGGTCTAAGTCGGTAGCTGTTGGATCGACTATTACTTGGTCTGGACGGCGTACTTTCACCCACGGACCACTAGGTGTGAGCATGTCAATGGTTTCTTCCAACGCTAGCAGCTTGCCTTCGCACTCCTTAATGTCCTTCTGCGACTTGGCTTGCTCTAGCTCAGCACTGAGTTTCTTGACTTCCTCTAGTGCTGCTTCGCTGCTCTGCTCGCGTAGTGTGTAACCACACTCGAACCAGCCTACGTTGGTGAGTGTAGTGCTAACGATGTTGCGCTTGACCTTGCGCTTGAGGTTCAATCCCGGTGAGGTCTTCTTAGCAGCTAGTACGTTGACTAGCTTCTCTAGAGTGCGCTGCTTCGGCTCGTCTGCTTTGTCTTCACTCGTAAACTCGGCTTCCGGGTTTTTAGTGAATAACATAGGAACGAGAGCGCTGACGTTCGCAAATACCAAGTTCTCAGTGCTGTCAAACGTACCTTGGAGGGGTTTACCGGCTGTACTATCTTCCTCAGTTCGTGATGGAGCATTAGTACGGGTATGGTCATGTCTGTAGTACCTATACGCCTCCGACCACGCATCTGTGTTCTTGCTCATTGCAGACTTGCCCTGATCGTAGCGCGAACGCCACAACGGGCCACGATGCTTAGAGACAGGTATCTTGCTTTCACCTATGACACGATACATAGGCTGGTCATCTACTACAGCATTAGGATCGGCTGTGACACCTTCATAGGTGTTGTAGTCGGAAGCAACTCCGAAATCTCCGCCTGCCGGAAGATAGATCGTGGCG